ATTCTCTCAGCTAGATTTTTCGGATTGTAAATAACTAACCCTGTCGAGTTTGTTCTAATAATCTCATGGTCAGTAATTGGACAACCAAGTTCATTAGATAATTCAATCGCCTCGTCAAGCCATTTATAACCCTTTAATCCAATCTTGATTTCTTTCATTTGTTTCAAAACACTTTCAACCCATTTTTGATGTGCAACAACAAAAGTTCCTTTTGCCTGTTTCCAAGAAATTAAAAATTTAAATTCTTCTTCACTACAAGCAATAGAACGATCTCGACAATAATCACGACCAATTAAATCAAGCTGATATTTTTCGTTCCATTCACGACCATATTTAGTTTCATTATCTCGACCACCACTCAATCCAAGATATTTTTCGTTGTTCTCAACAAACTTTCTTTTGTGTGGATTGTCGTCTTTATCAGCTTGTTCGATTAAGATGTCAGCGTTGCAATCTTCCTGTGCATTGATTTCATCTCGATACAAAGCAAAAGCATATTCATTATCTCTATTATAAGATGAATTGTTTTGAGTGTCGATATCGCCATTCAATCTAAAATCAAAATGTTTTTCGATTGTCTTATCTTCCATTATTAGATTGTCGTTATGATCTCTTTTTTCTACTTGACCTTGATAATGAAAATGAAAGCAACTATCTTTTGCAATCGTTGAAACATTTTCAAATTTATTTTGAAGATAATATGCTTTTGCAACATCTTCATCTGTATAATGACGTCTTACTATTTTTTCAGCAACACTCCAAGCATTGTCGTTGATGTCCACTTGTTGTGCTTTTAAATCATCATACTTTCTTTTTTCTTGTGTATCTTCTTGAAATAAATGTTGCTTTATTCTATTTGCAATCTTATTTCGATACTCTTGGTTTAGTCTTATTCTAGCCATGTGTCCTCTTTCTTTTTTATTGGTTAATTTAAAAAAGTTTTAAACTATTCTTGACAATAGTCAATAGGATATTATATTAATATCTGTTAATTTATAAAAACTTTAACTAACATTAAAGCTAACCCATGAGAGGTAGTTCTAGTGTAGAACACTCATGGGTTGCAGAAAGAAAGAGGACAGATATGGCATTAAAATATTGTCAATCACACAAGTGTCATACTTATGACACAAAGGACAGGAAACGAGGAAGTAAGGGTAATTATACAAATCAAACTAGAAGAAGAAGTAATCTTTACTATGGTGGTGGGAATTTTTGCTCATTAAATTGCTACAATGATTGGGCAAATACTTTTATGGATAGAGCCATAGATAATGTTTCTGGTAGGATTGTTGAGCCAATGATACTAACAGAAGAAAATGCGTGGCGAAAAACATACGATTGGAATTGGAATAGTGCAAATCAATCGCATGACACTATTTATTGTTGGTATAATTCTTTAAGTGGTCAAAAAATTACAATCACTAGAGATGAGTACCAAACACAACAACAACCACCTTTATAGTTTCGTCTGTCCTTGATGAAAGGGGTAGTTTAGAATTATTCTAAACTACCTCTATTTTTTTGGGTGGGCCCGCCCATAGTCTTCAAGCTGCAAGCGGGTGGGCCCGCCCAGTATCAGCAAGCCTGCAAGCTGTCAAGAAAATTATTTTTATTTTTTATTTGACTTAATTTTTAATCTGGGATATTCTGGGTTAAATTAATAAAGGAGAAATATGGGACTAGATCAATACGCTGGACTACGTGACAGCAAAGGTGAAGTTCACGAAAAGTTTTATTGGCGCAAACATGCACGCCTGCAGGTGTTCATGTCTAAGCAATTCAATAAACAGAAAAAAGATCAGGATCATAACACACATGACGACCTGCAACATCTGGGTTTTAACGGCGGTCAAGGTGGTGTTACAATTACTGAAGATCTAATCAAGGATCTGGAAGAGGCAATCAAAAATGATTATTGGAATTATTTTGCTTCTGATGGTTTTTTCTGGGGACAACAGTTTCAAGAAGAACAGGTTAAAGAATACAAAGCACAGGATCAGGAATTCCTGAAGTGGTGCAAAGAACAGGTTAAAGCTGGTAGGCAAATCGGCTACGATTGTTCTTGGTAAAAATTTCGGGGCCTGCAGGCCCCGGATACTCAGGTGCAGGCTGGAGCGACGCTTCGTTAAATAACGCGGCTGGCCTCGGCCTGGGGCTCAAGCTATCAAGCGCTCCAGTGGATTCTAGATAAGCCCGGAGTGCTCAAGCTTGACAGGTTACAAGCTCTATGTTATAGGATTTTATAGGAGAATATTATGCTAAAAAAAGAAGCAAGAGAAATAACTGGCGGACTGTCGAAGCCGTCGAAGATGCCGGGACCAGCGCACAACCTGCCAGCTCAGGCCTGCAAGACCGGGGCCAAATTGGTGAAGGTTCCAGGCTCTGTCTGTGCTGGCTGTTATGCCCTGAAGGGTAGATATAGATTTAATAATGTACAAGCGGCCCTGAATAGAAGGTTGCAAGCGCTCGAAGATCCGCGCTGGGTGGAAGCAATGACAGCGTTGATCAAAGGTGAAAAATTTTTCAGGTGGCATGACTCAGGAGATATCCAGTCGATGGGACATCTAGAAAATATTTTTAAAGTGTGCAAGCTCACGCCGGAAACTCAGCACTGGATGCCGACGCGAGAGGCTCAGTTCCTGAAGCAATTGGACCCGGCCACAATTCCGGCTAATTTAATTATTAGAATGTCTTCACACATGATTGACCAGGGACCAGTTAAGTTCTGGCCGTGGACGTCAACTGTTACCAGCAGCGCCGGCAGGACCTGCCCGGCCCCTGAACAGGGCAACAGTTGCGGCAGCTGTAGACAGTGCTGGGATCGATCAGTCCCTAATGTTGCATATGGTAAACACTAAAAATGGAATTTAAACACCCGAAATATTATGCTGAGCTCAGGAAGCGTGGTCGCAAGCTTACAAGCTCTCAAGCAAAAGTCGACAAGCCTTCCAGCCCTGAGCCAAGGGTTCAAGCTTCAAGCCAGAATCAACAAGCTCCAGAATCTTCAAGCCAGAGTACAAGCGCACAAGCCCACGAGCAGGGGCACAAGCAACAAGGATAAAGGTATTCTTAGGATGTTTCACGTGAAAAGATATTTGGTGCGGGGAGAAGCGTATTTTATTAGCAAATGTTAGCTTCAATTCGATTGTAATAAAGGTGCCAGAAGGAGTATAGGCCAGTATATCAGGAGTGCCAAATAAGCTACGATTTTCCAGTCTATTATAAGATATTGACGGTATATTTTTCTTAAGATCACGATATAATTTTACCTCTGGTTTCATGAAGGGTACATGAAGAGTAAATTATAACTTGCCAACTATCTTTGGCATCTTCCAAGTACCTTGCAATTTCACACCTTTAAAATTTAAAATGTGTGTGTCTCTATCACCAATTACTCTAGATTCCAACAATTGAATTTCGGATACGTCAAGTTTTTCTCCGTTAGGCATCTCAATCTGAATCCTGGCATTTTGTGCTACAGGGGATACTAAGAACTTATCTAAAAATTGTCTTAATTCTTTCGCTTTCATAAATGTTGATATATAGCTCAGGAAACTATATATTGCAAGTATGACAAAATCTGGGCCAAAACCAATGGTAAAAGAACCTTGGCATCCTGTACAAGATTTGACAGAGATGCAACGTAGATTCTGTGATTACCTAGCGTACAATCAAGGTAGAACTACATACACCAAAGCAGCCATACAGGCAGGATACAGTGAAAGCAGGGCTAATAGAGAAGGGTCAGAGCTAATGAAAAACCCTAAAATTCAAAGGTACTATAGAGTTAAATGTAACGAAGTAAACAGGGGTCTTGCTGTCAATAGAACTAATTATATACAGAGATTAATACAACTATCAAATAAGGCAGAGAACAAAGAGATAAGAGACAACTGCGCACCACTAGAAGGATTAATAGGTAAGGCCGCCGGTCTGTTGGTGAACGTCGTTCATCATGTCGGTGAGTCGGATCTTAATGAGTTGAGAGAAGAAGAACGTAGACTCAAAAAAATAAATGAAGAAGGTCTCGAGACTCA